CTCACTACCAATGTGGCAAAACTCAAAGGTGAGAGAGTGGGCAAGAGCTTCCGCTGCGGTTTCTATATAGTTAGTACGGCAGCGGAACATTGAGAGAGTACAATTTGCTGTCGAGAGTTCTATGTCACCTGCCACTATGGTAGTACCATAGGCGTTGAGGGTTCCTGCGGTCATCTGAATAGCATCACCACTACCTGTGCCACTGATTCTACACTCACGCAATGTAAGAGTGTTGGCAGTAACCCTAATGGCGGGTCTGGCATTACTCAGATTATAGACATTCAAATTAGAGATAGTGCAGGTCACGGCGGAGTTGAGAATTGGATTAGAAGCATCAGATATGGAGATGATACACTGGTCAGGGTCTGTCCCAACTAGATTCACTCCAGCCTTGAGTGTTAGATTAGATTCTGCATAAGTCCCAGGATATATCTGTATCACATCGCCAGACGAGGCAGCAGCAAGGGCAGCAGCGATGGTGGTATAGTCTGCACCTACAGCAGCGACAGAACGCAGATTGGCGGGTTTCCTTTGCACATTATCAACGATATTCTCCAGAACCTTAGCCGTTATCCGGCATTCAACCTTTACCCCTGCAAGATGGGCAGCCGCAGTTGACCCATCGTAACCTCGCCCGCTTGCGTTTACCGTGAATGTATCGGTTGACCGCGAATCAACCAGCATACGTTCATTCTCCATAGTCACAATGAAGTTGGCTGTGGGGAATAATGCGCCTTCCCCGCCTGTGACCGAGAATGTAGTCACTGAATTATTTATACCCACAGCAAGAAGCGAGGTTGCACGGTTCTTATATGTCAATAATGTCATTGGGGTCTCCTAAGATCGTCAATTATGCGTTCTACGGCGTAGCAGATTATTCCAAACATCGCTACCTGCTCTATCCAGAGAACGATGTTGTTATTCTCGTAAGCATAGATTCCGTGATAGAGTCGGATGAGTAAGAAGTGGACAAAGAAAGCTATGCCAGTTCCGAGTAATAGAAGGTTCCCTATCTGGTCTCGCCATTTCACGGAAGCAGCACCAAGCAAGCCTCTCTGCCCACGAAAGCAGCATCAATTATCGAGGCAGTTTGAGGTTCGATAAGATTCATGGTCAATGTGTGATTAGTGCTACTCGGATAGGTGAAGGCGATGTTTAGCCGGTGCCAGCCAGCGTCAGACATGATAGTTACTACCCCCAGTGCAGTTCCCCACCACTGAGGGGTATTGCAGAACTTCCCCAAGAGTGCGTAGGCAAAATCAGGGCAGTCATGGAATGTGGGAACATACGGATACTGATTGACTTTCGTAAAGCGCACAAACTCCATGAGTGAATCAATCGTGGTTATCTTGTATTGCCCGCTGGAGGCAAGGACTTTGCCCTCGTTGAACATGGTCATGCCCCATCGGTTCTGAATAAGGGTGTAAATCGGGTTGGGGTCTATGATGCCGCAGTCCACGCGCGGGGGAACAGGAACCGTCTGTGAGCCGCTACAATTAGCAAGGGAGGCGTTGCACGTTGCGAGTTGAGTAGTTAGGCTGGTAATCTGGGCGGTCTTCTGGGTTATCTGGATTTCTAGTGCTTGATTCTCGACCTGCAAAGAGGCAATCACAGAGGTATCACCAGCCTGCGAACCGAGACAAGTATTAAGTTGCGCCTGAATGTTCGTCTTTTCGGTTCGGCACTGGCTTAGTTGTGTCGTGAGATTGTCTATTTGTAATTGTAAAGCAGCGTCATTACCACCCATACTTCCCATAGCATTCTCCTTACATTGTCCATTCAGTCCATTTACTGAGTGTAACCGTCACGGCTGAATCCTTTATGACATGATAGTAATAACTCGCAGGGACGGCGAAGAATAAAGTCCCATATACTGTGTTCGTGTAACCTGGTGACCAGCTCCCATAACTTACAATGGTGGTATTTGCCCCGCTATCGCAATATGCCTTTAGGTCGAAGGTGAACGGTGTGTCGGAAGCTACCCCCGTAACCGAGCAAAACCGTACAGTATCAGCATTGTTATGATAAACCGTAGTGAATGCCCTGTTTGCTGTCTGGTCTGTTTGCACTACTCCCGCAGGACGTTTTGAATACAGATAGTCCAGATTATCCTTGATGTATGTATTCAACTCGGCAGCAGTTGTGACGTGTGATGTTGTTGTGTTCCATCCGGAAGGGTCGGTATATGCCATATCAAACTCCTACATAGACCATTCAAACCAACGTGAAACCCCTGCCCATGCTCCATTTGATAATACTTCCACCTTGTAGTAATAAAGAGGAGGCACGATAAAAAACAACGAACCAAACGCATTATTTGAGTATCCAGAACTAAAACTGGAAATTGCCACGAATTTCGCAGTAGGTGGGGTTGAACTATCGCATTCCGCAGTAGCATCCAGGGAATAAGGGGTATTGGCACAGACTACCACAACGCAACAGAGTCGAGCTTTATCGTCCGTATTTTGATAAGTGACACCCTTGTCCCGTGTTGCAGCCGCTTTTAAATCTGCTGTCTGGGTCATTGTGCCAGTGCGGATACTATATAAATAGGATATATTGCCGCCGGTAGGAACTCTGAGCTGCCATGCAGTTACGATTTTATTGGCAACCCACGTATACGGAGAAGTCCATGCCATATCAGAATCCTATAACCGTTTCTGTCCCTAGCGCACTCTGGTCTAATAGCCACCAGGCTGCAGTCGGCACAGCAGTCAGTTGATATTTAGTCTCCCATATCCCCGGCATTGTAGCTTCCCATTTCTCGCTGATACCGTCCACAAAGTAATCTGAGTTTATACCCGCAGGGGTAACGTGTATGTGAAATCTGGAAGAAATCTCGGAAGCTAATGTGATAGGATAAATGGTGCTCATCTGCCCCGGCTTGGGTCTAATCGTAATCTCGGAGACGCGCATAGCGGCGTCTTTATATTTTGCCAACAGGTATATAGCTTCGTTGAGACTATCAGTATTATCCACTAGCTGCACATCTGTTTTTGCCAGAGTATGAATTCCGTATGCGGTAATGCTTGCATCATCTGTAGCCTGTTGCATCGTAGCCCCGGGATATGTCTCTGTATCGCAGGTAATCTGAATATCGTTATGGATATACTTGTCATCCATCGTCATCAAGATACTGTAGCAATTCATATCCGCCGCCCCATCACCGAACGTGCCTGCCGAGGACGTAATGTATTCCCGATGGTGCCTGTCTTGGAATGTAGCTTTTCCGTCAGGGGCAATGAAGAACGCACCTAGTTCCGCATCCACTATAGAGTTTATATACTCAATGGCGTTATCATTAAAGGGGAGCGTCAGGTACGGAACATAGCTTTGCCCTGTATCTAAGTCTTCCCATGCTAGAGGCCACGAGAAGAAGTCAAGGATATTTAGTATTCTTTCTCCACTGAGAGATGAGGGCATCCCACCAGCGCCATAATTGATATTCCCCCTACTCAGGTTCTTAGTATAGTCGGTACATTGCAGAACCATCACGGGGGCATCATCGGGGGGTAATAGATATTGCGGGGTCCAGCTTTCAGCATATCCTGTGTACCTGTCATAAGTTGTACCGCCCCATGTAACCCTGATATTGACCTTCTTCATAGGTAAGACATAACCGGCATGAGCACCGCCTATATTCCAATAATCGCCCGAGGTATTCAGAAGTTGGATTTTAGCTGTGCCTGTTTCCATGCGTCCCATCTCGTAACTGCGCCCACGCTGTATCTCCACCTTCATCACATCGGTTGAAACGTCAACCCACGTAGGTACTGTATCAAGTGGATTGGAAACAAACGCTATGCGTACTGTAATCGCTGGAGTGGTCATGCTAACCCCAAGCTGTAGTTTCTGTCCTTAATCCAAAGCAGGTTCTTGCGTACTTCATTGGCAAGGTCACTGTTATTCCAGATTGAACCCTGAATATGATTGTGGACAGTGATGTAAGTATCACCCCTGCCCCCTCCCTGACTACCCATGCGGGACAAAGGTACTACCGCTTCGGGGCCCGCCTCGCCTATCATAGCGAGGGTGGGCTTGGTGACTATCCCGCCATGCTGCATCCCTTCGGGGCGTACATTCCAAGACCCTTCACCTACTGGCATAGACCATCCTGGGGGCAAAAAGGAAGATGGAGGGGTTGTCGCCAGAGTATTAAGGTCTGCCTGGGCAGCTAGTATCTCTTGGTGCAAATCCCAAATAAGATTTTTCTGCTGTAATATCTGTGTTTCCCAAGTATCATAGATAGCCTCGATTTTGTCATTGAGTGTTTCTAACTCGCCCTGCTCGGTTTTAATGGTATCGGTAAGAGAGGCTACGACTCCTTGCTGTTCTACGTATTTATCATTCACCAGCCCTAAATCGGTTTGTGCATTAGCCAGCCCTATCCCCAATTCCCCGTCTGAGGATAATGCTTTTCCTAGTGCGGCAATTCTATCGAAGACAGTTTGGGGGGCAAATTCCTCATTGAGACCCTGAATACCCTCCACGGCTTCCTGGGCTTGCCGAATGAGGGGAGCAAAGGTTATATCCCGAGTGAGTTCTATCTGTTCACGCTGATTCCGCAAGGCTTCAATTTGGGCTTCAATCGCTGTAGTGTCACCACCAATGGCTTCTATTTGTAGCTTTTCGAGGTTTGCCCTGGCAATCTCTTGCCCTATAGCGAATATTTGGTCTTCGTATGCCTGCATCCCTTCGAGTCGCGGCGAGGCAAGCCCCTGAAGTTCTCGGTTAGCAGAAGCAATGGCATCTTCACAATCACTTACTGCCTTCTTGGCATCATCATATTTATCACTGAGTGAGGACAGTTTATCTTCAGCGTCAGCAAGTTCTTCCTGATGCTTTTCGATTGCATCATTAAGCCGTTTGACCTCATCCCTGTATCCTGCGGCATCGTCCTTATCGTGCTGATATGCAGCGTCTAGTTCTTTTAATGCCTCGGTAAGTTCCTCGATTTTAGCGTTCTCGGTTTCAATGACGCTATTTAATTGCTGTATAGCCCCTCGTGTTGCGAGTGCAGAATCAGAGAGGTCGTCTGTGGCATCCTTATCCTTCTTAAACACACCCCACAGGATTGCACCAACAGCGGCAAGGGCGGTTATCCCCGCTATAATGGCAGGAATCCCCGTTACTATCCCGAGCGTTGCTAAGACCCCAGTAAGCATCCCTATACCCGCAATCAGTCCTGGTAAAGCCCAACTGAGCAAAGCAAATGCGCCGACCAGCCCCAATACTGCTGCGGCTCCTACTGCAATCGTAGCCCCCATGTAGATAATCACTGGGGGCAATTTGCCAATCCGAGTTAATACATCGGAGGCGATAGTCACCACTTTAGTCACAACAGGTAATAGCGTGTTACCTATGGCTTCCGCTAGTTCACCGATGCTGGACTTTATCCGAGCCATCTGCCCTGCAAAGGACTTGCCCAACACTTCGCCTTGCCCTGCGAAAGCTGACCTGAGTACCATCCACTTTTCTTCTTCGGTTTTAGCTGCCTTGATAGCGGGGATGAGTAATTGCAATCTGCCCCAGTTGCCCGCCAATGCCATGGCAACTAAATGGGTTGCGTCTTCCAGGTCTCTGCCGGTGCCCGCAGCAATATCCATCGCAACGGTCATCAAGTCCTGGGCTTTGGCTAGGTCTTTAGTTTGCAGGATTAGGGCGGCGAGCGACCTTCTCTGCGCCTCATCGTCAGTCCCCGTTTTCTTGGTCTGTACATCCATCCATTCTTCGAGGCTACCCCTGACCTCGTTGTAACTCAGCCCCACGTTACGCATGGCAACAGTGAGCAGGTTGATACTCTTTTCTTCCTGACCCGCAGCATTGACACACAGAGCCAACGTACCGGCGATAGCCGTAGCCGCGCCCACCATGAGAGCGCCAGCCACTTTGTAGGTCTTGCCCATGTTATCGATACCCTTACTGGCATCGGCAAGCCCTTTGCTCGCCTCATCTCGCAAACGTAGCAAAATCTCGAGGGTTGGTTGTGCCATTATTTATCCTTCTCCGATTGGGCTTTCGCTGTTTGATACGCCGACTTCACAGAGTTAATAAGGCTTATCTCGTCTACTATGTCGCCTGGGGTTTCAAGAAGCTCGGGATAACTCCAGCCCGTATTCAGCATTATGATTGTCTCCTCACTGAAAGGGGGCGCAGTAATATGCGCCCCCTCTACGTGCAATGAGTTGAATACGTTCTGTTTTAGACTTTTTTTTGGGACTCATCCAATGGGCGATAGAGTTCGTTCATCTTCTCCAGTAGAGGTACGACAAACTTCTCCTCGTCTAACTCGTCTATGTTCTCCCTCGTTATCGGGGCTTTCTTCCCGTCAAGGGTAACACTCCAATCCACTACGGCACGGAACAGAAGAACTGCGTTTGCCGTCTCCATTGTCCCCATATCGTTAGGGGTACGCAGGAAGCTGGCTCTTATCATCCTTCGGTCTCCGTAGGAAAGGAATTTCTTAACGTCTGCCCATTGTCCCTCTGGGAGTTCTATCCTGAGAGTCTCCTTACTTACTAAACCCGCCATATCTCTCCTTCCCCTCTAGTTAAGTGGAGTTACGAGTTGCGCCATTGGTGTAAACGAATGAAGCGTCACTCGTTATCATCCCATCGTGCGGGACATGAATCTTGTAAGACTTCACCAATACGTTTCCGTAATACCTCGGATTGGTTACGGACACCGAGCCTCCGCCCGGGACTATGTTCAAGACTACGGCGGCGGCTCCTATCCTAGCCTGGATGGTGACATCGTTCTCAGATGCCGCAGGGTCCCATAGATAGGAAGCGTCTGCGGTTACTCCATAAACCCCTGCTACGGGTTGTTTTGCAGTATCGCCCATACAGGTTGCGTCTACCAAGTCCGTATCCCAGGCTAAATCGAAAGTACGAAGTGAACCCTTGAGGTTCACCGCATTAAGGTTGTGGTCTGCATTAGACCCATAAGTAGCTGCCATGTTAATCCTCCGTTAAGTAATTAAACTGTATCCTGCAAATTAACAATCCCGAGAGAAACAACAAATTTAGCGGTCTCTGCCCCGCCCGTGGGTGTTCCGATTACCTTGACATATTGGTTCAAGGCTCCCGCCTTCGCGTAATATAACGAGTCTGCGGCTGTGGCGGTCTTGGTACATCCAGCGACATCCCCGTAAGACCCCCCTAGTGTGGTTGCACTCTGTATCTTCACCGTGTAGGAAGTCGCGGCGTTAATATTAAACTCATAGATATGGATACAAAGCACCCACATCTGGGTTGCACTCGCCGCAGCCCCGAGGTCAACTGCTGTGCCACTGAAAGCCCCTACAGCGGTAGTCTGATAGGCTACAAGCAAGCCCCGACTCATTGCCCCTGAAACCTGATAAGAGGCATTTATGCCTACCAAGTCCTCGACCTTCACTGGTATTTTGTGATTCGCCTCTTTAACCATCCCGTTATAGGTGACTGAGGAATACTGCGTAGGTGTTCCTGGGACTATCGTTATTCCCTGCCCTGTTGCACCTGCCAAATTGTCATATAACCACTGACCATGATAGGCGGTGGTTATGTCGAACACCCCTGAATGTTCGATGGTGTACTTACTCGGTCCTGGTATCCATTCCTTCGCGGCTGAAGTGAAAACTGTGGCATCTGCCAGGTCGACATCAGCCGTTATATCAATACTCCGACCTTCGCCGGACATATCATATTTGCCAACGTAAATCTTGCTTCCCAGTCCATGTGTAACTGCCATAGTTGCCTCCTAGAGCTTGCCAAATCCTGCTTGGCTGTCTATCCCTGTTGGTTTCAAAACAATATCCCTCGGTATCACCTCGCCGCTTTCGACAGGCGAAGGTTTAACCGTCTTGTGTCCCCGTTCCTCCAAAATGACATATTCAGCCCTGATTAATTCGGATAGGTTGACATTATCGCCCTCTTTTAATCTATAGGTGCTGCCTGGGGCTTGGGTAATCTTTATCCCGTTTTTGTCTACATACTGAAAGCATTTCAGGACACAATATTTGCTAGGTTGGTCATCCATAACATTCCACCTCAAATTCTGTTGACATATATTGACCGCCTCCGTAGGTGGTCGAACCGAGTCCCAGATTCCTTACCACCCTCGCTGCACTACACGAAGCGTTCAAGGTCACATCGCCCTTGATTGCGTAATAGACCGAGCTCGTGCCTGACGGGTCAATGTAATCGAGTATTGCGCTCGCCGCTTCGGGCTTTGTAATATCAGCTATCAAGATAATCACCCGAAACTTGAGCATCTGGAGAGCGCCCATCGTCTGGTCATAGGACAGTTCCCCAGGCAATATCAGGGCGGTGGGAAATGAATTGATAGTCCTGGGCAGTTCTTTAGGTGCAAAGGTTTTCTTCTTAAAAACCTCTATCGTCTGCAACCTAACCTTTAGTCCATCGCCTATAGCTTCAAGTCCCATTAACTTCTCCAGAAATTCAAGATAGTTGCCCTTGCTTCGTCTAGGTGCTCGTTAATCTTCTCTTTTGCTGTCTCATAAGCGGGTCTCCAGAAGGGGATGCGCCCTGTGCGCCTGGGGTGTCCCTTGCCATACTCCACGAACCCCGCATAGGCAGTCTCAGTAGATACCGAGGCGAATCCCGCCAGTGGGTCTGCTTCTGGCACACTCACCTTTGTCATAATGCTTGCCCTTAACCGCCCCGTGTCTACGGGAGAGAATATCTTGGCTTGTCTCTCGAAAGCTAAAGCGGCTTTGCCCAACATCTTTCGCACAGCCGTCCCGAGTAACGCTTCCTTTTCGAGTTTCCTCTGGACTTCCTGTAACCCCGTGACCTCAAACTCAACAGTCATAAACCCCTCTTTTTATACGGGGTGAGCCAACGCATCAGGTCGGTCTCGCTCGCGGTATAGCCTGACGTATCTCCGTCCGGCGTAGATATTCGTGAGGCATAGGCGGTCTCACGACCTTTAAACAAACGTATGACCTTTATCTTCGCTACCCTGCGTATGGGGGTAGGAACAGTAGAACCATAGCCCCAAGTCCCTGTTATCGAGACACCCTTCTTGACCCCGCTAGCAAACCCGCCATAGTTCCCATAGGGCGAGATTTTGATGTACGTCTTTGGGGTTTCGTTCAACGGGTAGAGGATATAATCAGTGGTCGCTAGAGTGGACTCGTAAGTGCCGTCTGCATCCTCGTCCAGCTTTAAACCCGAAGTGCTGATTGAGATAAGGTCGTCAATGAACATAATCCCTGCGCCATCGAAGTATTTAGTCGCTGTCGAGGATTTGAAAGTTCTCCCGCACACATCGTCAATCCATGTCTCTACTTCTTCGCACAGACTCTCAATCAGGTCGTTATAATCATCAACATCGTTAGTACCCGTGAACAGTTCGGACTTTATCTCGGCTATAGAACAGTAATGGAACCCGCCCTCCACCACGATAGCGAAGGGTTTCAATGCCTCTTGGATTCCCGTCTGGGTCAGGAGAAGTCGAGCATGATATACGTTAGCGGTAGTGAAATCGGTTGCACCCAACGTATAGGTGCAGATACCACCCGAGCCATTTGTAATTGTGCAAGCCCCTGAAAGGATAATAGTGTCTGGGGTCTCCGGTAGCCACGTCTGCAAGGTCACAGTGCCAAGTAAAGGTTTAGCCACCCCCGTATCGTCCTGGGCGGTGAGCGTTATCGTATAACCCTTATCGGCTTTGGGAATAGTCAGTTTTATCATTAACTTGTCCTCGCTATAGCCGCGTGTGTTCTGTCATGGAGTTGGTGTTCTGTTGACCTGTCATGTAATTGAGTGGTCGCTCGTAGTGTCGGGGCAGAAGTCCATAACGTGACTACATCTGTACCGAATGCCTCTGCTGTGGCAATACCACTGGGATAAAACTGCCCAGGCCATGTCAGGCTTGGTAATCCAAATAGTTCCTCCGGCGTAATCCCCGAGCAGGTGATTGTCCTGTCCATGCTCAGAGTGCCAAAGGCTTCTAACGAAGTTAGTCCAGTCGGATTAAACAGGCGGTGAATGACTGGGGTGCTGACCGATTCGCCTGTCGCAATCCCCGAAACCGTGACCGTGTAGGTAATGACCGCCGTGCCGAACGCCTCAAGAGACGTTAGACCAGCAGGTAATATCGCAGCAGCTAGGGTTATTGCGGCTGTACCGAACGCCTCTAGTGAAACAATCCCAGTCGGGTCTAAGACGCGGGCTATATCTGTTGCACCGAAGGTCTCACCGCTTGCGATACCCGATACTGTGACGGTGTAGGTTATGTATGGGGTCTCGAAGGCTTCCAGAGTTTCTATGCTGGCAGGGGTTACAAAGCCCCCTATGCCCACTACAGCCCCACCGAAGGCTACCGTGGTCTCTATCGCTACCGCGAAGACGGTGTATGTGGTGGTCGGTGTCGGGAACGCCTCAAGGCTCGTTATGCCAATCGGCGCAATAATGGTTGAGAGTACCGCAGTCCCGAACGCTTCCTCTGTCTTTATCTCGGCTGGGTTAATGATGGAGGACAGGACTGCTGTGCCAAATAGTTCGGTAGTCTCTATCCCGCCTACGGTTATGGTACGGGTCAGGACGGAAGCGCCGAATACTTCCGTTGTAGCGATGCCCGCACTAACAACAGTGTAGGTTGTGCCTGTGTCACCAAAGGCTTCCTCAGTCTCTATCGCTGTCGGGGACATGACCGAAACTATTACAGGGTCATTGACTGCTTCAAGACTTTCAATCCCTGCACCTGTGATAGTGTGAGTTAGCGCCGCAGTGCCGAACGATTCCTCGCTCGGCAATCCGTAGAAGGCGAAGTACCAGTCTGGCTCAAGTGAGACAGTTGACAGATAACCGACAAACTCGGCACTATCTATGCCCGTGCAGGTTACATCCCCCTGCTTCGCTACTTCATGGTCTCCAAATGCCTCAAGAGAGGCTATGCTTTCGGGAGATATAACAGAAGCCAGGACTGGAGTTCCAAAGGCTTCGAGGGTTTCTATGCCAGCCCCAGTAATAACATGGGTTAGAAGAACTGTGCCAAAAGCCTCAAGCGTACCTATGCCAGAAGCCAGGATACCCGAGGTGAGGACAGGGGCGCCGAACCCCTCAACGGTAGGAATACCCTGCGGGAACATTACAGAGGTCAGGACAGAAGTACCGAAGGCCTCAAGCGTGTCTATCGCGGTGGGTGCGATAAGGGTGAATAGCGTGGCTGTGCCAAACGCCTCAAGGGTAGTGATACCCGCAGGCGCGATGGGTGGCAGGGCGATAACGTTGGTTAGCCCAAATGCCTCAAGGGTCTCTATCCCAGAAGGCGAGACAACAGAACTGAGAACAGAAGTGCCGAACGCTTCAAGTGTCTCTATGCTCGTTGGAGCAATAAGGGTAGACAGTACGCCAGTCCCAAAGGCTTCAAGGCTCTGTATGCCCGTAGGCGCGATGTCGCGGAATATCGTACCTGTACCATGTGCCTCTATGCTGGATATGGAGGATGGGAACACCGTATAGGTGGTTAATGGTGTCGGGATAGTCTCAAGGCTGGCGATTCCTGACGGATTAAAGACTCGGAATATTGTGCCTGTGCCGTGTGCCTCAACGCTATCTATGCTAGTGGGGTTAATCGGGGTATATCCGAGTCCGATAACAGGTGTACCGAACGTCTCTGCTGTGGTAATCGCACCAGCAGTAGTAATCTCAGCAAGTCCGCCCCGTACCGCCGTGCCAAAAGCCTCGGTTGACGCGATGCCCGAAGGTGCAACGAGTTTGACGATAGTGACTGTAACTGCGGTGTAGGTAACTGTCAACCTGGGTTTCGTGGCTACGTTATCGGCAGTATAGAAGTTAATCTGGTCTCTGCCGGCAGATGTCCAGGCAGGCTCGACATTCGCCACATCATAGGTTGCTTCTTGGATTGCGAGCTTGGTATTACCTGATAAGTTGATTAAAGCCAGCCCCGCAGCATTCAGGACAAAGGAGTTCTCTGCGGATATGCTCCATCCTGCAACTGTCTTGGCTGTGGATAGGGCGGTGGTATTAAAGTTCGTGGTTACATAATCGCCTGTTACAAGGTCAGTGGTCGACGTACCCTTATATTCAAATAGGTTGAATGTGGGAGAACCCAGTTGTCCAAGCCCCGTACCTGCGCCCGTGAGATATAACGTGCCTTCAATAGCTTTGTAGTATCCCGAAGGAAGACCAGAGTAGAATAGCAGTATAGCGCGGTCAAGCTCGGAGTATCGTTTATTGGTCGTGCCTGCCCTGATACCCGCAAGTGCTGTGGTGTCACTCGGATAAGCGGCTGTTCCTACTTCGGCTTGGATATTTGCCCAGGTTATATTTGACCCCGTTCGTGCCACATATCCGTCAACCGAATTAGCCTCAACGTGGGCGTTGGGATAGAAGTCTGTGGTGGTGTAGAACGACTCCTCGCTGGCGA